TTCTGTGTCATAATAAATATCTTTGATTTGTTTCATCTTGTTGATGATTTCAAAATCTCCGTAAACCTTTTGTGCAAGTCTGTTTATTTCTGGATCAGTTGCACAATTTGCTTTTGCTATTTCAAGCTGTTTTTCTGCATATTTAATATTTCTATCATTTGTGTCCAAGCAAACGCTATAATAATTATATTCATATTTAGCATCTTTTAGTTCTCTTACCGAAAAATCATATTTGGTACGAACTGATGCAATTGCATTTTCAAATTTGCTGTTTTCATAGAAGTATAAAAATTCTTCTAATTCATCAACAATTTTTTCACGTTTATCTTTTAGCTCTTCATATTCTTCTATTTTTTCAATGTAATATGAAGTATCTCTTTTATAATTTGCGAGTCTTCTTTCCCATTCTTTTACTTCACGTTCTTGTGATTCTTGTAAGAATGCCATAACTCCTGTTAACGTAATCATAATTTTCTCCTTTCACATTTTACCTTTAGAAAGGCGGAGGATAACTTTCGTTACCCTCCTACAAACCAAAGAGACTATGCTACTGCACCCTTCAGTCTCTTGGTTACAGAAATCAGTGCATAACCAGAAACGGTTTCATTCAGACCGATGGTTTCACCATCAGCTCTGATCTCCATCTCGTTATTTACTGTTTCTCCTGCCATTTCCAGCAGTTCTGCAACGGTTGTGTTTTCTTCGATGCCAAATTCACGGATTTCACCGGGCATCTTGACAAATTTAACAGTATTCATTCTTGTACCTCCTATAAATTTTATTGTGTAATACTGTATGTTATTCGGCAAAGGCCGATTATAACCTTTTAAATTCTGCAAACTGTACTGTAACTCACATCATATAACTGCGCGATGTCAGCTTTTCGTTCTCCGCTTTCAATTAAAAACTTGATCTCTCTTCTTTCTTCTTCAGTGAGAGTTTTTCTTCTTTTGCGAATTGTTTTAATTACTGGTTTTACATTGTTATCAGCAATAGTACTCTGATTGGTAGATAACAACTTACCAAGTAAATCATTCACATTGTCTTTTTCAGTATCAATTCTGATGTCAATAATCATTTATATTTTTCCTTTCATATTTCACATTGTAATTTGGGCGTGAGAGGGTGCTTTTATTTACACCCTCTCACCTTTGGAGAAAAAATTATGGTTTAATACAGGTGCAGTTTTTGCACCCATCACATTTGCAATATTTAATTTTTTCTACTGGGATACAATACATTGTTCCCATTTTGTCTTCTACCATATAATGGTTATGAAATTTTGCATAAATTCTTACTTTTTCATTGTTGTTTACGTTAATATACATAATTCACATTCCTTTCATATATATAAGACAATATTTTCTGCTTTTATTTTCATAAAAGTCACAGTTTTTCTTAAAATTTAAGAAAAACCATGACTTTTATATATTAATGACAGTTTGATTCGGTAAAAAGCAGAAAGGAAAATTGTAGTTTTCAAACTGTCCTGGTTTTTACCTTGAAAGTGAAATGACAGATTAGATATAATGATCTAATCCGTCATTCACATAAAAGTCTTTACCTTCTAGTAACATTTCGATATATTCGAATAACTCATTGTCAGTCATTGTTTTCACCTACCTTCTGTTAAAGCTGAATGTGTATTCATAAGCGTCATCGGTTCTCTTGTAATAAATCGGAACAGGAACTTCTCTCATTAATTCGAGAATTTCACTGTTTGTTCCTTCTTTTAATTCATAACCATTATGCTTAAGAAATTCTTCAACCGGCTTTGCAATCATTTTTCCAAAGCTGTCAACCATCTGATAACGGAAAAGTGTGCTGTCGTGACCAATTACGGTGAAATTCATCAACAACGCCATTCTTCCATCTTCTCTCTCCTTAATATTGAAGCTAATTAACTTCACATTGTAGACTCCATCAGTCATTTCTTCTGTCTTTGTGTTTAAAAAATCATTAATGTTCTTTGCTCTTACTTCTTTCTTCATTGTGTTTTCCTCCTTGTTTTCTACTGTTGTGTTTAAAAAGTTCTTCATGTTTTCTTTCATTGTTTTCATCATTGTGTTTTCTCTCCTTTTTTGTTTTTTGTGTGTTTTTTTTTGTTTTATTCGGCGTATAATTTTACTACATGCACATTCTCCTTTCTTTTTTCTTCTTTTATTTTATTAACGGCTTTCATGCTATGAAGTTGATGAATTTCACCGTTATCAAGAACTAATGTGTATAATCTTCTCATTTTTTTCTCCCTTCACACTTTAAAATGGAATCCAATTGCTGTCGTATTCATGTTCAAACTTATAATCTTTTTTACTGTTAGTTTCTTCTTCCATGTAAGTAACCATTTCACACTGTTTTTTATGATATTCAATAAATTCTTCAGGATAACGTTCTTTATTCATTTTTTCTTCAATTAAAATCTGATTCACATAATCCAATAAAGTCATCTTTCTTCTCCTTTTAATAAACTCCACATTCTTCAAAATTTACGAAACAATCACATTCAAAACAATCACGTGTTTCACAAAACATGAGATCATAACATTCACGATCAGTTACGATTCCTTCATATTTTTCACGTTCACATTCAAGCGCATTCATTAATGTGTTATAGTCATATGTTTCTAAATCTTTTTTACTGATTCCAGTACCATTAAATTTCACATAGCACATTATTTCATTAATTAAATTTTCCATATCATTTTCTCCTATATCACATTTTCACATTTCACATTGGATGAAGAACCTATAAGTGTCAGGGAAAAGGAAAAGACCCATGATGGGCCTCTTCCATATCCTTCCTACTACTTGTTGAGGAACTTGATCTGATACTCGAACTCATCGTCCTGGTTCTTGTACTCGATGTTGAACCAGTTATCCTGCATGAGATCCAGAATATCCCGCTTTGTTTGAGGGTTGTGCCCCTGTTTCTTGAAATACAGCTTCATGTTCCTACCGATGAACATATTGAAGCTGTCCATTAACTGGTACTTAAAGAGGTCTTTGGAATGACCTTTTACGTCCAGCCAAAGCATGATAGCGATACGGCCGTCTTCTCTCTGTCTGACATCGTATCTATTCAGCTTCGCCTGATAGATACCATCCTGCAGGTGTTCTTCGACTGGTTCGTCCAACAGGGCAGTTAATTCATCTTCAAGCCCTTCGTTCAGGGCATTGAGCTTGCGTTCATCCTCTACCTTGTTGTCAAAAGTGGTGGCTTCTGCGATTCTCTTTTCGAGTTCTTTCTGGTTGATAGACATTGTGTTCTCCTTTCTGTTCCCTTGGGGATGTATCCCCTAACTACAGTCATTACGCAACAGTCTGGGGCGGAAGTGGAGTACGACCTACAGTATCCTAACTGCGGGGCGGCAGATTCTGAAGAAGTACAAGGGGGAGGCTCAAAAAAAATTCTGAAGTATTTGACCAGCAAACATGCGGGGCATGTAACAAGTCTTAATCAAGCCTGCAGCAACTGGAGAGGAACCGACAACTAATGACGGATTTATCTCTGTCTATGGTTTGTCTATAGCAGGCTTGATGGCCCGGTACATATATATGTATCTGACAGCAACCACGTAGCAATACGTATATATGTGGTTGACAGCAGCCACGTAGCAATGCGTATATATGTGGATGACAGCAGCCGAGTTGACGAAGACATATATGGTTCTGGTAGCAGCTACAAGCTAGGGCAGTCATATATGTACCCAATAGTCAGATAAGACGGTTCAGACATATGATGCTCCCGTAGTAGGAGGGAAGGAGGACGGCAAGGCTCAAGTTGATTCCAGACTGCCCTCCAACAAACCAAAGAAACTAATATGAAACTTGGAAACTATTTATCGTTTGTGTATCATAATTCTTTGGAGGGCAGATTGGGATCAGCTGAGACTGCCGTTCGACTGGACGACTACAACGGGAGTAGCATATGGCTGGTTCGTCTTATCTGCATTGGGTACATATATGCGCCCGGCTTGTACCTGCACCAGAACCATATATGGCGGAGGAGACTCGCCTGCGTCATCTACATATATACGTATTGCGGAGTGCCTGCGTCAACTACATATATACGTGTTGCGGAGTGCTTGCGTCAGATACATATATATGTACCGGGTAAGACTTGCTACATGACCCGTCATGTTTGTGCAGGCAAATACTTCAGAATTTTTTTGGAGTACCCTTGTACTTCTTCAGAATCTGCGATACAATGGGACTGGAGTTAGGGGTACATCCCCATGGGAACAGAAAGGTGAATACAATGTCAACCAGAAGAACTCAAAAGAGAATCGCAGAAACCACCACTGACAACAAGGTAGAGTGATGAACCAAACTCAAGGCCCTGAATGAAGGGCGTTTTTTTTCGCTTATTTTTTTTATTTTATTTATTTTTTTGTTTTGAAATTTATGTATCTTTAAACGAAGCAACCGGGCGAAAAAAATGAAGATGAATTAACTGCCCTGTTGGATGAACCAGTCGGAGAACATCTGCGGATGGTATCAGGCGGAGGTGATAGATATGATGACAGACAGAGAGAAGATGGTCGGATCGCATGCTTTGGATGGATGTAAAAGGTCATTCCAAAGACCTTAAGTACCAGTAATGGACAGCTATGTTCATCGGTAGGAACATGAAGCTGTATTTCAAGAAACAGGGGTCAACCCTCTCAAAGCGGGATATTCCTCATGCAGGTAACTGGTTCGACATCGAGTACAAGAGCCAGGCGATGAGTGAGTATCAGAACAAGTTCCCAACAAGTAGTAGGAAGGATATGGAAGAGGCCCATCATGGGTCTTTTCCTTTTCCCTGACACTCACGGAGCTTGCGAGTGAGTGTCTATTTTGCTCACTACTCAAAAATGAATATTACCTAACGCTTGGTTTGTCGTAAGTTAGAACAACTGGCTTCGGGGCAAAATAGACACTTGCTCGCATGCGGATTACGCTTTTTCACTGTGTAAGACCATTCATAACCTATGAAGGACAACCACGAAACAAACGCTACAAGCTGGGTAAGTGTTTATGAGAATATTTACCAGCGTATTGGAACAGGGATAGGGTAACTCTATGGTTTGTGTAACGATTGATAAAGCTTGTAACGGAGGATTGAGCTGGTAAATATTTTCATAAACGGAAGCTAGTATCAAAAATTCCTTCCAACACTACGATGAACAGTGAGAACATGAAACAACTAGTCAGGGGTGGGGAGGGGATGGGGCATGGGAGGAATTTTAGGTACTTGCTTCCTTACCCAGCGGGAGCGTTTGTTTGTGGTTGTGTTGATTCTTACACAGACGTAAACACACTATGGGGTTGCTCCAACAACTCTTATACAACTCTCCAACAACTCTTCCCACAACTCTAACGCAAACTAACGCATATCTAACGCATATGTGTGTTAACTTAACACACCTAACACGCAAACCAAAAGAAATTATGAACCATGGTGCCTTTGAACAAAGTTACTCCCCACCCTTAAAAGTTAGGTACTTAAATAGAGGGTTATTCCGGCTTTGAAGTTATACATATTCGTTGACATTTTTGGACAAAAATGTTATAATATATATGGAATTTCATATACCTGCTTAATAGTTTGTTTCTGCGGTTAGTTAGGGGCGATCGCTCTTACACGTCCACTACGAGTTTCAGAAAACGAATATCCTCCGTATAAATATTGTGTTTTTTGTATTATTTTTATTATTTCTTAGGTGGATCGCCCCTCGCTAATTCGTAAGAAAGGAGAAAGTTTTGAAAGCATTAATTGTACTTTTATCGGTTTTAATTTGTTTAGAAATCTATGACCGATTAAAACGTATTTTAACACCAATGTTTGGCGGTCTTTCCTTTTGGTTTGCCAATCGCAAGGCGGATGAGCCTGAGGTTGAGACTCCAGAAGAAGAATTTATTGCCGGTAATCACGATGTTGAAGCGTTTAGAGAACGCATAAAACTTATGCGGGATGAAAATGGTTTATATGATGTTCCTGAATTTAAACCAGTGACGGACTTTACTGGTGTTGAAATCATTACTCCTTCCGCTGAAATGGCGGTAGAGAATAGGATTGGAAGGTGATAGAGTGTCTGAAAACCAGTTACAGCCTGTAGAACAAGAGTCTCTCTTTTCTGGTTTGCCGATTGAACTGGTTGATAGCCTTACTCCTGCAAAGACTAGGATGATAATGCTTTATCTTACTGGTCAATATACTCAAAAGAAAATTGCCCAAATCGTTGGTGTTTCCAGTAACACCATTGCTGCTTGGTTGATGGATGAAAGTGTTCAATACATTATTAAAGAGATCCAGGCAAGAGAATTCGTAAAAATCAATAGTGATTTGAATGCCTTAAAGCATAAAGCTATTGAAACTCTTACTGCATTACTTGATAGTGATATGGATACGGTACGTTATCAGGCTGCAAAAGATATACTGGATAGAGGTGGTCACAAGGCTGAACAGTCTATTAAGGTCAATAAGACCGTCACCACTAGAGAAGAGCAACTTGCTAGTCTCATGAATTCTACTATATCAGATGATGAAGTAATTGATATAGATGATTACGATATAAGTGATGACAGTGGCTGATACTCAAGACAAACCAAAGATGACACGGGCAGAACTATTTGAGTATAAAATGAAGAATGACAGGATCTGGTTTATGAAAAATATGCTGAAAATCCGTAATAAGGACAGCAAATTAGTAAACTTTGTTCCTAATTCTGCACAGTTAAAATTCAATAAAATTATTGATGAAGATACAAAGAATGGCAAACCAAAAAGATATATTATCTTAAAAGCGAGACAGCTTGGAATGTCTACATTCACCGAAGGGTACATTTATCATGATACTTCCACTAGGGAGTATGTAAATAGCCTTATCATCGCTCATGAAGAGAAGGCTACGATGAATTTATTCAGTATGTCAAAACTTTTTTATGATGAAAGCCCCATGGTGATAAGACCGTTGAAGAAATATTCCAACGGTAAAGAATTAGTGTTTGAAAATCCAACCACTAATGATGAAGAAAAAATGTTGAATCCCGGACTGAGAAGTAAAATTACTATTGCTACTGCCGGTACTTCTGATACTGGTCGTTCGGGAACCTACCATAATATACATGTTTCTGAAATCGCATTCTTCCCAAACCCTAAGAATACAATGACTGCATTGATGCAGTGTGTACCTAATTCACCAAATACTTTCGTTTGTTTAGAAAGTACTGCAAATGGGGTTGGCGGTTATTTCTATGATATGTGGAATGACGCTGTTGAGGGTAAGAATGACTTCACTCCTATATTTTTTCCTTGGTTTGAAACAGATGAATATTCTATGAATTTTCCTGACGAGGAGACAAAACAGGCTTTTATTGAAGAAATTGAGTCTATGCTGCCTACTTCTGATGGAAAAATGGTTCATACAGATGAATGGTTCTTAAAAGAACAATTTAATCTGACTTATGAACAGCTTTATTGGAGAAAATGGTGTATTGCTAATAACTGTGGTGGAGATTTGGATATGTTTAAACAGGAATATCCCTCCACACCAGAAGAAGCATTCGTTGCTTCTGGCAGACCTAGATTTGACCTTAAGGCGGTAAAAGAGTATGAAATGAACTGTCAATTACCAAAATACACTGGTGAATTGATTAAATCGGGAAAAGAATTCAAGTTTTTTGAGCATGAAAAAGGAAATCTGAAGATTTGGTTTATGCCCGAACCAAACAAATCATATTGTGTTGGTGTGGACGTAGCTGAAGGTTTAGAAACTGGTGACTATAGTGTTGCTACAGTGATGGATGATGAATTGACTGTCGTTGCTAAATGGCGAGGTCATATGGATCCTGATTTGTTTGGAGATGAGTTGATTAAGTTATGTAATTTCTATAATGAAGCTTATCTTGCAGTAGAAAATAACAATCACGGTCTTACTACACTGAAATCTGTGGCAAACCAAGAATATTATAATCTATTTTATACCAAGAGTTATGACCGGTTTAACGATACTATTAGTAAGAAATTAGGCTGGTCTACAAACCGAAGAACAAAGCCATTAGCTATTGATAGATTGGCTGAGTATATTCGTGAAAAATACATTGGTATGTGGGATATAGATATTGTGCAGGAATTGTACTCCTATGTAATTGATGAAAAAGGAGCAACAAATGCACAGGAAGGCAAGCACGATGACTGTGTTATGTCTTTGGCAATTACTCTTCAGGCTTTTTTAGAAGGCAAAAACGAAGATTATATGCCAGAAATAAGTCGTGATGAAGTAAGAAAAATCGTTGAAAAGAATTTCGATGTTCCTGAAATCATAGACGAGCTTTTCGAGAGTGAGGATGAAAATGTCGAATACTCAATCTAAAAAGAATAAGGAATTAAAGGAAATTCCCGAAAAGGATAAGAAACTAGCATCTGAGGTTTATAGAAAATTCAAAGATGCTATGGTTGCTAAATCCAGTTACACAGATAGGTGGATGAAGTACTTAAATGCTTGGGATGGTTCTTTATTTGAAAAGAAATATGTTCCATCTTATAAGACAAACCATGTAAGTAACTTTATTTACTCTACTATTGAGAGTATGAGACCTGTTTTGTTTGACAATTTTCCTAAGTTTGAAGCTATCCCGATGACTAAAGAAGCAATGCCGTATTGTACGGATATTAATGATATTCTTGATTGGGAATGGCATCGAACCAATATGCAGGAGATTTGTCTTGCAAACAGTATTTATACTTTCGCATTAGGTACTTCTGTTATTATGCTTACTTATGAGTATGATAAGAAACCTAATGGTAATACAGATGGAGATGTAAAACCTATTCCAGTTTCTCCTTTCAATCTTTATCCTGATCCGTTAGCCACTTCAGTTGAAGACGCTGAATATATCATCTTTGCTGATTATAAACACGTTAATCAGTTGAAGAAACAATTCCCTAAACACGCTGATTATTTACAAGGCGGTGATATTAATTATTCAGAATTGGTTAATGATAGAGATGATAATGCACGGCTCGATAATCAAGTACTTGTGCTTGAGATGTGGTGTCGGGATTATAGTACTATTAATAGTGATGATGGCAATAAGAAGATGAAATACCCGAAAGGTAGAGTAATCACTGTTGCACCTGAATTGGATTTAGTACTTGAGGATAAAGAAAATCCTTATAATACTGGAAGATTTCCGTTCTTCTTATTTAAGGATATTGATGTTCCGTTCCAGTTTTGGGGCGAAGGAGAAGTTAAATGGTTACTTTCTCCACAGAATCAAGTAAATGATTTGTATAACCAAATCATTGATAATGCTAAACATACTGCAAATATGCAGTGGGTTATTGATAAGAATTCTGGTATTCCTAAAGGTGAATTGACGAATAGACCTGGACTTATTATTAGAAAGAATCCTGGTTCTGAAGTTAGAAGGGATAGTCCTCCGTCAATGCCTATGTATGTTTCTGAAATGGTTGAACGTCTTAAGAATGATGTTGAAGTTATTTCAGGTGTACATGATGTAACCAGAGGACAAACACCGTCAGGTATCCAGTCCGCTTCTGCAATCATTGCTTTGCAGGAAGCAGCGCAAATCAGAATTAGATTAAAGATTACTCTTCATCATAATGCTCTTGGTTTGTTAGGAACTGAGTGGTTTGAGAGAGTAAAACAATTCTGGAAATTTAATAGAGTTATTCCTAAAAAGGTTGAAGAATCTAAGAAATTACCGCAGATGCAGTTGAATGGTGCTGAAATGCAACCTGTAGATCCGATGCAGGAAATGATGATGAATGGTCAACCTGTAGGAATGAATAGTCCTACTCCTCCGGGTAGTGGCTATAAAATGATTGACATCAATCCTGATGAACAGCTTAAACAGGATTATATTATTAAAATTATTGGTAGTAATTCTCCAAACCAGTCAAGAGCATCTATGTTAGACCAGTTAACAAGACTGGCACAGACTCCTGCTGAAGATGGAATGCCAATGGTACCTAGAGAAGCTGTTTTAGATTACATCCCGAATGTTAATAAAGAACTTATCATGCAGTACTTCCAGAAATTGAAGGAAGAAAGAATGGCTCAGCAAGAACAACAGGGTGTAAACAATCAGGCTATGATGCAGATACAACAACTTGGTCAGCAAATTCAAGAGATTGGGCAAATCGTTCAACAACTCTCACAACGAGCAGACCAAGAAGACCAACGTGCTCATGAAGATGATATTCGGGGACAAGGTTATCAAGAAGGCATTAATGAATATAAATTAATGCAGAATCAGATGGAAAAGAATGCTGATTTACCACCCGAAATCTGGCAACAAATTGCTGATATGGATGATGAAGCTTTAGAAATGTTAATGGCTAAACATCCAGAAGTAGTTGACCAAATCATGAGAGGCGATGGACAATTATAAGTTACTGTTTTGGAACAACCCGATAGGGACTCCAAGGAGGAATTATGAATTTAGAAGGTTATGAAGGCACTGCAATTGATGTTGAAACATTCAACCAAGTAGACGATGAGACTACAGTTGAACCTATGGAAGGTGCCGACCAGTCAGAAGCAGTTGAAACTGACGAACCACAAGAGGATGTGGGAACTGCAGAAGAAGTAGAACAGGTTTCTACTTATGATATTCCTGGTGTTGGTAATGTAAGTGCTGATGAAGTAAGAGAGTGGAAGAATGGATGGTTAAGACAATCCGATTACACAAGAAAAACCCAGCAATTAGCCAGCGAAAGGGAACGGCTGAGAGATGCCGAAACGTTATTTAATTATATTAGTGAACACCCTGAATTGATTGACACCATTAGGCAAACTCCTGTTGGTAACAATCCCGCAATTGATAATGCAAGTCCAGATCGGCAAATGCTTAGAGAAGTCTTGTATAATCAGAAATCCCTTGAAACTGATTTGAAATTAAACCAGTTACGTCAGCAATATGGTGATATTGATGAAGTCGCGATTCTCAATAAAGCTGCTGAATTAAGAACTGAAGATTTAGATTTCGTTTATAAAGGATTGATTTCTGAACAAAGAGTTGATGTGGATGAAATCAGGAGACAGGCGATTGAAGAAGCGAAAGAACAATTGAGAAATGAGTTAGAAGCTGATAAAAACAGTGTAGGAAATACAACCGTTTCTTCTAAACAATCTGCTCCTGTACAAAAGACCGTATTAACTCCAGAGCAGAAAAGAGTTGCTCATGGTATGGGATTAAGTGAGGAGGAATATGCTAAGTGGTTATAATTCAGGCATTATGAGGTGAAAAATATGCCGACTCCTGTACAACCTACCACTCAAAATACCCATATTAGTTCTAATTTTGGTAAGCTGTTAGAACCGGGTTTAAGAAAAATTTTCTTTGAAACTTATGCTGAACTCCCTGAAGAGTTCTCTAAAATCTATCACGTAAATAAATCTACAAAGGCTAAGGAAACCGACTATGGTCTCGGTGCTTTCGGTGACTGGGTACAAAGAGAATCTGGTCTCGATACTGTTGCATATGACACTCTGTCTGCTGGTCAGGAAAGAACTTATACCCATAAGGCTTTCACTAAGGGCTTCATGATTGAAAGAGAATTATATGATGATGAACAGTATCGTCAAATCAACAAATTCCCTGCAGCTATGGCTAGAGCAGGTAGACAGTTTGTTGAAAAGCAGGCTGCTTCCTTACTGAATGGCGGTTTTACTACTAACATTTATGATGGTAAAAAGTTATTTGCAGCTGACCATCCGCTGGTTGATTCTACTGCAACTGGTTGCAATCTTACTACTGGTGCTTTAACTGATACCAACCTGAAGGATGCAATGCAGATGATGAGAGAACAGGTAGACGAAGCTGGTAATCTGATTCAGGCTAAGGCTACAACTCTTGTTGTACCGCCGGCACTGGAACATACTGCTAAGGCTATTCTGCATTCCACTCAGTTAGCTGGTTCTGTACTGAATGACGTTAACACCATTAAGGGAAGTCTGGATCTGATTGTTTATGATTTCCTCGGTGAAAATGTTGGTGGTTCTGATACTGCATGGTTCCTGTTAGATAAGAATCTGCACGAACTGAACTTCTTCTGGAGAATCAAACCTGAATTTAAGCATGATGAAGATTTCGATACCTTCGTTGCTAAATACAGAGGTTACATGAGATTCAGTTTCGGTGTATCCGACTGGAGAGGTATTGTAGGCTCCACTGGTGAGTAATTAGTTATTGTAATTTAATAGGGGTGCATTCCGCACCCCTCTATTTATAAGAGGTGAATTGTATGTATAAGCTTATTGATAGCTATGATGACGCTTTTATTGCTCGTACTTCTCAAGATCCAACAGATTTAACTTCTGCTTTTACTGCTCAAACCTCGTCTGATGATATTTTTATTCAAGGTTTAGTTGCTCAGTTAGAAGTGGAAGCGCCTGCAAATCCTGCTAATCCTACAGAGTAAATAAGAGGTGGTTAGATGACACTGAATGATTTAATTAAAATGACGAGAACGTATACAAGAGATAATAACTCTTACGTTTTCACAGAAGCTAACATTAAGATGTTCATCAACCAAGCAATAGACAGAATCAGGCAATATAAAGTTTTCGGTGATATGCCTTACCTGACTACAAAGACAGACCAAGTAACATTTCTCCCTGAACAATACCAATACCTTTTAGCACTCTTTGCAGCTCATAGATGTTATGACACTGATGAAAGATTTTATGAAGGTATTGAAAAGAGAAATGAATTTGAACAGGTTTTTTCTGATTTGATTAATGAAATCGAAGCAGGAAATGTAACTATTTCTAATGGTGAAGGTGAAGCAATATCTGATGACAGTATGCCTAATTATATTGAATACGTTAAAAACGAATACTTTGGATTCCCTTATTGGGATGATAGATTTAAGGTGACGACATGATAACTCCGTTTATTAGAAGTGCATATAGACAAGGCTCTAAAGCATGGAAAAATGAAAATGTAATAAATATCGAGAACTTCGGTGGCGGAATGAATAATGTTGAAGCCGATAACGTCATCAATGATAATGAAGGTTCTGATACTAAAAATATGAGATTCGTTTCCAGTACACTCATGGAAAAACGTCATGGGTGTACTGTAAATGAAAACTATAATCAGCTT